CGTCCTCTGCCATGAACTTTGTCGGTTTGTAGTCCGTCAATTTCCGCAAAGAGTCACCTCCCTACTTTTGCATACGCGTCCGCAGTAATCTCTCCATAGGATCTTCCTGCGCCGAGCCGCTGAAGTTTGTCGTGCAGTTTTGCTTTACAATGTCGAAGATCTCATACCAAAGCAGATTGGATTGCTTCTGGAACGAAAGTGCCATCTGTACAAACGGACTTGCAATCGCGCCGCCCGTGGTCGGATGCTTGCCGAGCAGACCGTATTGACTCACCGCCTCCTCACACTGGATATAGCGGGCAAACGCCTGCGCATAGCTTTCGATCAGGCGGTAATTCACAAGATGCTCACAGCCGCGCTCCTTAAGCCACAACCACGTTTCGCGGAAAATTTCATCTGCGCCAAGTGTCTTTCCATCCTGCTGCTGCGCGGACAGATACCCGCTGGGACTTGGCATGTCCGCACCACAGAGATCGGCAGCGCCTCTCAAATCCGCACCGCTGAGCATCATCCCAGGAAACTCCAAAATACTTGCTGTCTGTCCCCCCGCAATCTTATCTGCCAGCACCTTCGGCTTTTTCCCGGCGCGGGGGCGTCTGCCGCCACGATTCGTACCGTCCCGCGCCATCTTCTCACCCCATTTTTTAATACCCCGTTTGATTTACCATTTTTTCACGTACGCCCCAGCACCGGTCGCATAGCGACGCCATTTTAGAGATTGTACCACCCCCTAGGGGGTCTAGCGGTCGCCTGTGCTGCGCCGGTGAATCCGCTCATGACAAGACACGCAGAGCGACATCAGATTATCTGCATCATGCGTGCCGCCGTCAGCAATCTCTTTGATGTGATGCACGAGTGTCGCGCGAACATATCTGCCCTGGTCCTTGCACCGCTCGCAGAGCGGATGGAGTGCTATGTGCCGATCGCGAATCCGTCTCCACGAGCCCCCGTATCTCTCCTGCCGGTCGTAGCCGCGCGTGAAGTGCTCGTAATGCCGCTGCATGGTCTTCTCGTGTTTGTCACAGTACCCGCTCTTACTGTCCGTAAGACTTGGACACCCTGTCATGCGGCAGGGTCGTTTCGGCTTCCTCGGCATCCTTCCCACGCTCCTTCTTACGATAAAATCCCGCAGCGACGCGGCTCATTGCCATTTTTCGCACGATTTTCTTACGATTTTCGCGCACACAAAAAGAGCACCGCCGCAGCCGTGCCCTTATGTTTCTCAGCCTATACTATAGCACATGTTGTATGTGAGATTCTATGAGAACTTTCCGAAGACAGCAAAACTCTGCAATGCTTTGCCGTGCATCCACAGCACATGCCGATAGGTGTACCCGATGCCGACAGCCACCTGTTCCCATGATTGCCCGTAGAGATATCTTCCCAGCAATATCGCACGATAGCGCCCATCCGGTATCTGCTCAATCTGAACTCTTACCTCTTTCCGCAATGCAATCAAGTAATCCCACTGAACGTTGATCTCCTCCGCGTATTTCTCCAACGCTACAATCGCATCGGAGAGATCGCCGATCTTGCCTCCGGTGATTTTATCTGCGTCATACTGGATCGCTTTCAGATGCAAGATATCGGCTTTTGCTTGTTCGTATTCTTGCTCAAGAAGTTTCAGCTCCCGGTCTGCATCTCGGACACGCCAGAGATACGCCCGCACTTGTTTTATGTCAGTCAATCTATATCACCTTCCTCCTCAGGAAATTTCATGAACGTCAACCAGATTGCCCTCCCACGACGATTCCCGAAAAGCGGCTGCGCAGGAAGAATTTTCAAAACGTCAGCCGTAGAAATCTGATCTTCTGACCATTTGAAGATCAATACGCCGTAATCTTTCAGGACGCGCATGCACTCCTCGAATCCTCGGCGCAGATCATTCTGCCATGTGCTTTCGAGCACGCCGTACTTGATGCCGAGCCACGAAGTTTTTCCTGCACTGCACAGGTGCGGCGGGTCAAATACGACAAGCCGGAAACTCTCGTCAGAAAATGGAATCTCTCGGAAATCAGCGATCAGATCTGGCTTGACCTCGAATCGTCGGCCATCGCAAAGGTTTTGGGCAAAGCTGCGGTTGTCCATGAACACGGTCGCCGGATGCTCCTTGTCGAACCAGAACATTCGGGATCCGCAGCAAGCGTCAAGTATCTGCTTGTCAATATGTGTCTTCAACCTCATCATCTGCATCCATCTCCTCCCACTCCATTACGCGCGCCATCATGCAGCGCATGCTCGCATTGATGATGTGATTATCACTCCGGTCACCCGCAAGCCACATCGAGAGATGCCGCAATGCCCGTGCTACGTGTTCTTCTGCAGGGATGTCGTGCCACGTCTCGCCGGGATGCTTCTTTGCGCCCGCCGTCAGCCCGGTTGCCACCTCGTCAAGCCAACCGCAGTCAATGTACCGGTACTCATTTTTCTCCTCGTCCTGTGGATATTTCTGCTCTGTCATTTCTACAACCTCCGATCACTCAGCCTTGTCCGGCATAACATCCGCAAAGCGCTCCTCCTCGAATCTCGTCAACGGCGCGATCAACCCTCCCGCAGGTACCGCAGAAATGAGTTCCGTGTCCACCTCCATCCGCAAGGGAGCGTACTTACGCACGGGCGGGTAAAAGCGCACGGGAGCCGTGCGCTGCCGGAAGTAATCGACGAGATCGGAGAGGCGCCGCGCGTCGAACGCTGCGTAAAAGGTCTGCCCATCCTCGATGTTCGTTGACATACTCGAAAACCGATAACTCATGTTCATTTTGGCACTGCGCATATACGCAGTAAGCCCATCCGTACGCCACACCAGCAGCAAGGTCGTGATCTGCTTTTTCGGTGTACACGCATTCACCGGCTTCATCGCTGCAAGAAATTCCGTAAACTCATTTGCACAGACGATCGTATATGGCTCACTGCCGATAATCGGTGGCAGCAGCTTGTCATAATTCGGCATTGCAGCGTTCTCGCACATAAGGTTGCTCTGTAAATCAAAGGTTCCCTCTCTGCCGGAAGCATCCTCCACCCAAATACAGCTGTACCGATTTGACACATAGGCCCGCCCTGCATGGTAACGAATCACTGACAAGGCTTCGTCCTTGCTCAGGATCTTCTTGGCATTCTTCATGAAAATCAGCATTTCGTAGTCCTCCTTATCGCGCCTTATAGCGCTCTATCCTTGCTTTGACCGCATCCAACATACTCTCCTGCCCTGCGGCCTTGCCTGCCAGTGCTCGCATTACATCCTCGTCGATCGTCCCTTTCGCGACAAGGTGATGCAGCATCACGGGCTCCGTTTGTCCGGGACGATGCAGACGCTTATTCGTCTGTTGGTACGCCTCGAGGCTCCATGTCAGTCCGTACCAGATAGCAATATGCCCGCCGTGCTGGAGATTCAGCCCGTGCCCCGCGCTCTGCGGGTGCACCAAGAGAATCGGTATGTGTCCGGTGTTCCAGTCACGGATATCATCCGCCGATTTGAGTTCCCGCGCCTTTGGATAACGCTTTCGTAGCGCGTCTAGGTCATGTCGATAGCTGTAGATCACCATGACACTCTTGCCCTCGTTGCAGGAGATGATCTCGTCCAGCGCCTCGAGTTTTGCGTCATGGATCCGTACGACATCGCCCTCCGTGTCGTAGACCGCGCCGTTGGCCATCTGCAGCATCTTGTTTGTCAGCGCGGCGGCGGATACGGCAGTGATGTCTGTATCCCCGATGCTCAAGACAAGCTCCTTCTCCATTTCGCGGTATCGCTCCAACGCTTCATCCGGCAGCTGCACCTTGACAACGTTCTGCATCAGCGGAGGCAGTGTCAGATAATCCTCGCTCTTCATGCTGACGCAGATATCACCGATTTTGCGGAATATCTCTTTGTCGGCACCGGGACGCAGATCGTAGCTGTATACGACATAGCCGCTCTGCTGTCCGGGTCGGAAATATCGCTCACGGTACTCCGTCAGTGTCCTGCCGAGCCGTTCGCCGCGATCAAGGAGATACAGCTGACTCCAGAGATCCATCAGACCATTGGGGGCAGGCGTCCCGGTGAGAAGTACAACACGCCTCATCAGCGGCCGTACCTTCCGCAGCGCCTTGAATCTCTGTGATGCCGGGTTTTTGAAACTACTCGACTCGTCGATCACCACCATGTCGAACGGCCATTTGTTGCGGTAGTAACCAACCAGCCACTTAACCACATCACGGTTGATGATGTAGATGTCCGCACCTACCCTCAATGCCGCTTCGCGCGTCGCCATATCGCCGACAGCGATGGAGATACGCAGGTTTTGCGTATGTGCCCAGATCTCACACTCATCGCGCCAGGTACTCAGTGCCACACGCAGCGGGGCGATTACAAGCACTTTACGGACCGCGAAGCGATCATACATCAGCTCGTCGATCGCCGTCAGCGTCGATACCGTCTTGCCCATGCCCATATCCAACAGGAGAGCTACGGCAGGTGTGTCGATGATCCGCTGAATCGCGTACTGCTGATATGGCCGCGGTACGAACTCCCTACGCATCGAAGAAAAACTCACAGAACGTGCGGATATCGGCATCCGAGCGGATCACACAGACCGGAAAGCCCTTCGCGCGAATCTCTCTGTGTGCCGCTTCCTGCGACTTCCGCAGATGCCCGCTCGGACGCTTGATCTCCGCGAAGACTGCGCGCCCTCCGGGAAGAAGCACGATGCGATCGGGCACGCCGACGCGCCCCGGGGAAACGAATTTCATGGCAAGCCCGCCGGCCTCTTTGACCGTCTTCACGAAATTCCGTTCGACTTGTTTTTCCGTTATTGTTTCGGCGGACCGAAACAGCCCTGAAAAAATATTTTTCATTTTTCCTCCTCCGCCTCTTGACAAATCCGGTGGAACCTGTTACGCGCGCACGCACATGTGCGTACACTTTTTCAGAAATAAGGAAATATAGGGGTATATATATCCTTATTTCTAAACATCTCTATACAAATAAAGTTCCAAAGTTCCGCATGCTCTAACTCCTTACCGTTCTAAGCTTTAGACCGGAACTTTCTAAAGTTCCACAAAGTTCCATAGTTCCATTTTGTCTAATTCTATTTTTATCAAGTGGAACTTTCTCCTGCGTGGAACTTTCTCTGAAGTTCCACTTAACCACTCCGGATGAACCCTTTTTGCTTCCCGTAGTGCGGGAATCGGATACCACCGAGTGGCTGTTCCCACCCTTCGATCTTCCGCAAAACATCATTGATTTCTATTGATTGGGCACGGGTCAATTTTTTGGGGTCGCCGTTTAGAAGCTCCACCCACACCTCTAACGCACAGACACGGTCACGCGGCACAACTCCATCCATCATATCCAGCCCATCACCATGAATGAAATCCCGACGCTCTCCGAGATCCAGATGATTCCAGTTGCCCGGAAGTAGTTTGTCGACATAGTCGCGAATCAGCCCGGCCAAGGGGCTCTCATCCGTATGTGCCTCCTGCCGTCTTCGTGCCTCTGCCTCCATGCGACAGTCCAGGTGCAGGGGCTCACCACCCTTGAAGGCGTCGACGGCCTCCGCCCAAATCTGCCCCACAACGTCATCCGTCAGATGCTCAAAATGGGACATGCGCTGCCGCTCTTTATCCACCTGCATCGGCCACCATCTGCGGCCGCCCGTCTGATCGCGGATGAAGTCCGCGATATTCGTGGTCGCAATGAAGATGCACTGACGCGGATACCGCTCTGTGCGGCGTCCGTAGGCGGCTCTGAAGGAGTCCTCCTGCTTGGAAATGAACTGCTTCACGAGTTCGAAATCTGCCTTACGGATCGCGGCCAGCTCGCCGAGCTCAATCAGCCAAAAGCCTTGAATATGCTCCATTGCATCTTTGCCTTGGACGGTCACAAGGCTCTCGGAGTGCCAGCCGTGCGCAAGCTTGCGTACAAGGGAGGTCTTGCCCTGCCCCTGCCTGCCGATCAGCGTCAAGACCGTGTCGAACTTGATGCCGGGCTCGAGCGCACGGCCGACGGCCGCCGCGAGTGTCTTGCGTGTGATCGCACGATTGAACTCCGTATCCTCCGCCCCGAGGTAGTCGATAAAGACCGTGTCCAGGCGCGGGATGCCGTCCCATGTCAGCCCCAGCAGGTAATCCTTGAGTGGATTGAAGGCATGGCGGGTCGTGACCTCGCTGAGCGCATCCTCGATCGTACTTTTGCCGCGAATGCCGTAAATCTCCTCGAGGTAGTTCCGCAGAGACGAGTCGTCGCTATCCATCCACGCCGTTGACCGCTCGCGCGGTCGCCACGGCAGATCGCGCAGCACGACAATACGGTGCGCGAAGTCGTCGATCGCAGCGGAGCATTTCAGCCCCGGGTCGTTCTCGAGAATGAGCTTGACATTCTTCGCAGTGCTCTCGTAACCGCCCATCTTTGTTACGTCCATCTGCGCGAGCCAGTTGATATCCTGCTCGTCGTCTGTCTCCGCTTCGAAGTCTTGATGTACCTCTTGAAGCCGCTCCTCGCCGATCGTGACCCTAACGCGGTCATCGGCCGCCGCGAGCT